TTTAATGGAGGGTATCTATACTATAGAGTAACTATAGAGTCTAATGACTCTGGAGATAATCCTAGATTCTATTCGCTTAGATTTATTTCTTATACAAGCAGGAATTTTCCATCAAATAATAGTTTATATGAAATTAATACATCTAATAATTATACAGTGGGATCAAATCCTGGGTTATTGATTGATCATTCTGATGATATTGGGATTAGGATGTTAAATGGCGGATTTTATGTTGCAGACACAGAGGTTAGATCAGTAGAGTTTTTATACCTGCCAGAATCAATATCTGGAGCAGGACATCTAATAGCTTGCGGTGATGCCTCATACTCTTGGAATTTAAGCGGTAGCATATCTAAATCACAAATTGAAGACCTATATGTAAATGGTAAGAATCTCTCTGGAGAAACAAATATATCAACTGTTTTTACTCCAAATGTTTGGCATCATGTGGCTATTACGCTAAATACAGCTCAGCCTGGACCTGTTTATATAAATCAAAATGCAGATGGCTCAGTTCTAGGAAAGACAGCCAGATTCGCACACCTTGCAATATATGATCATGATATCCCTGATGATGCTGTTAGACATTATAAGTATTTAACAACAAAGGTATCTGAGGCTTCATCCTTAGATACCGTATCTATTGCTTCAGAGGCATTTGCAGCCTTTGGGGTGGACAAAGTTATTGTTTCAACACAGTAATATGTCCAATACATAGCACATTTTTTGTGCAGACAAGAGAAAAATGGTATAATTTATAAATGAAGAAGATTAAAAGTAGCGTTGTAGAAAGCAAGTCAAAATACGGAATTTATGTTTGGCAGATGCCAGATGGTAAGTGGGTAGGAGACGATGAAGGTCGTTATATGCTTATCCCAGCAGTTCGTGGTGACCAAGAAAAGATTAAGCAAATTACAGATGCAGCAAGATCTTATGGAATTTCAGAAGGCCAAGCACTATTTGTGGCTGGTAGAAGAAAAGTTTCAGATGAAGAATATGCACAGCAAGAGGCAAGACTAAGAATGGGAATGACTCCAGACCCATTTGATATTGATGAGAGTATTGAACAATATAAGAGGTTAACAAATGGCAGCTGAGTTTATTGAAGATGATGTAGAAGTCGTAGAGATTAAAGGCTCTGCTGACGTTTTTGGTGGTATTACTCCAGATGAGCATGGAGATCCATTTTCTAAGAGCCTAGATGAGATTAAAGGTCTTTCTGGGTTTAGTACAAACTTTAGAAAGAAGATGGCTAGAACTGATTTCTCTAAAGTATTTAGAGGCGTAAAGTCAGAGAGTACACAAATTGTAGAGCCATTTATGGTTACTGGATACAGCATTTTAGATGTTGTTCAACCACAGTACAATTTAAATTATTTAGCTTCAATATATGAAATTTCTGCACCACACTACTCAGCTGTTAATGCTAAGGTAGCAAATATTATTGGTCTTGGATATGACTTTGTTGAATCAGAGGTAACAAAGGAAAAGCTTGCGGATATTCAAGATGAAGTTCAATTAGAAAGAGCACGTAGAAAAGTAGAAAGAATTAAGCAGTCATTGCATGATTGGCTTGAGTCAACAAACGAAGAAGAAACATTTGTTGAGACTCTATCACGTGTTTGGAAAGACTATGAAACTACAGGTAACGGATATCTAGAAATTGGTCGTAAGAATACTGGAGAGATTGGCTATATTGGCCATGTTCCAGCAGCATCAATGCGTGTTCGTAGACTAAGAGATGGCTTTGTTCAAATTATTGGAAATCAGTCTGTATTCTTTAGAAACTTTGGAGATTCAGATAGATCAAATCCAATAACAGCAGATGTTCGTCCAAATGAAATTATTCATTTTAAGAATTATACTCCAACAAATGGATACTATGGAGTTCCAGATATTATTTCATCAAAGAATGCAATGGCTGGAAATGAATTTGCTGCTAGATTTAATTTAGACTATTTTGAGAATAAAGCCGTTCCTAGGTACATTATAACCGTCAAGGGTGCTCGTCTATCCAACGATGCTGAAAGAAAGCTCCTAGAGTTCTTCCAGACGGGTTTAAAGGGCAAGAATCACAGGTCCCTATACATCCCTCTACCAGCAGATAATAATGACTCTAAAGTTGAGTTTAAGATGGAGCCAGTAGAGGCTGGAGTTCAGGACTCTTCATTTAATAATTATAAGACTGCCAATAGAGATGAAATATTAATTTCTCATAGAGTTCCTATTAGCAAGATTGGAACACCAGCAGGAGTTTCATTAGCTAATGCAAGGGATGCTGACAAGACATTTAAAGAGCAGGTCTGCCGTCCATCTCAAAGAAATATTGAAAAGAAGCTAAATAAGATTATTGCAGAAAAGACAGATATGTTTGCTCTAAAATTTAATGAGCTTACTTTAACAGACGAAGACACTCAGTCAAAAATTGATGAAAGATATCTTCGTATGAAGGTGCTTGTGCCTAATGAAATTAGATCAAGAATGGGACTTCAGGGCATACCTGGAGGAGATGTTCCTGTACAATTAACAGGTCAACAGGCAGCTGATGCTACAGCAAATGCTACTGGAAATAGAAGCAGAGACCAACAAAGACAAGGAACTCAGCCAGATATTGCAGGGGAGGCAAGAAATCCTCAAGGAGCAGGACGTCAAATCTAGTAAACAGATATTTGCGTTTTAATCTACTAAGAGATATTATTTATACACCATGGAAATAAAAAAGGCAAACTGGACCACTAGCGGTAACAACCTAAAGATTAGTGTTCCCTTTTCAAAAGTAGATCAAGCAAAGAGAACCGTCTCTGGTTTTGCTACGCTTGATAACGTAGACACTCAAGGCGATATTGTTGAGGCGGAAGCAAGCATATCTGCATTCAAGCGTTTCAGAGGAAACGTAAGAGAAATGCATCAGCCACTTGCAGTAGGAAAAGTAGTTTCTTTTGAACCTAAAAGTTATTATGATCCAAAAGATGGAAAAGTTTATAACGGTGTTTATGTAAGCACTTATGTTTCTAAAGGTGCTCCAGATACTTGGGAAAAAGTATTAGATGGAACACTACAAGGATTTTCAATTGGTGGAGCAATCAATAAAACTGATGTCCAAGCAATTGATGGAATGGAAAGCCCAGTAAGAATTATTAAAGATTACGATCTTGTAGAATTATCATTAGTTGATAATCCAGCAAATCAGTTAGCAAATATTTTTTCTATTGAAAAATCAAATGGTCAATCTTTTATCAAAGGGCTTGCTGCGGAAATTACACCAGAAAATATTTTTTGGTGCCCTACAGATTCAATAGCAGTAACATCATCTGCTGAATCTTGTGATTGCGAATCTTGTAATTGCAAAATGGAAAACATTGGTTGGGTTGAAAGCAATGATGTTAATAAGGCTGAATCAATTAAAAATATTGTAGATCAATATTTAAATAAGAATTCTGAGATTGATGAAATCGCAGAAGAACGTCGGAATGCTAACGACGGCGTTTTAAAAAGTAACATGGCCAATGAAGGAGGTACTAACATGGCAGATGAAGCAGTTGTAGAAACAACAGAAACAACTGAGGCTGCACCAGCAGCAGAAGCTCCAGTAGCAGAAGCAGCAGAAGCAGTAGCTGAGACAGCAGCAGCTGTCGATGAAGCTCCAGAAGGCGCAGAAGCTGTTGTCGAAAAGGCAGCAGATATTCAAGAGGTCGCCGTTGAAGAGCTTGATTTTTCAAAGAAACTTGATGAATTGAAGGCGTTTTTCGCAGACAATTTTGCAAAGAATGCAGCAGATAATGCAGCAGCAACAGACGCAGTACGTAACAATTTAGAGGAAGTTGTTAAGTCTGCAGAAGCAAAGCTTGATGAGCTTGCAAAGAAGCACGAAGAGCTTTCTCTTACAGTAAAGTCTATCCAAGATAACTTTGCTAGTACAGAGAAAAGAATTGATGCAGTGGAATCAGAAACTGCAATCAAGAAGTCAGCAGATCTTGGCGGATCAGCTGATGAAACAGTAACAAAGAGCAAGTGGGGCGGCACATTCCTCGGTGTACGCGATATTCTCTAAAAATAAGGCAGGTGAAATAAATGAGTAATGAACTATTAAAGTCAGTAATTGCATCAACAACA